GATTAAAAGCTACAGGTAAATGGTTTCAAAAAACTAAGAAGAAAAGTCTATGGATAAATAATATTTTTCCTGCGATATTAATTATTAGTTTTATTTTTTACTTGATAACATTATAACAAGAGATAAGAAGATGAATTTATTACAAGCAGAACTTAAAGAACTTATAAAAGAAAGATATTATGAGTACCTAGAAGAGGGTTATGAATCTTTTGAAGCTATGGAGTTAGCTAAAAGAGATATAGAAGAAAGAGCAGATTCTGATATAGGTGCATATAGAAAATTATATAATAGTTCTTTTGAGGTTGACTAAGTTAAAGTTTTAGTATATAATATTATTTTTTAATAGGGGATTTTATGGAGAAAAAATGGCTAGACAGGGGTGCTTGTCCTAAGTGTGGGTCAAGTGATGGGAATGTTAAACATTCTGAAGGATATAGCTATTGCTTTTCCTGTAACACTAGATTTGGAGAGAGTATGCAACATGAAAAAGTAGTACCAATACCTACAGAAAGTGCTATCAAAACTGTAGGTACAACAGGTGCATTGACAGAAAGAAATATTAGCAAAGAAACTGCACAGAAATATAATACAAGTGTAAAAGTAAATGGTAATATGAATACACACCACATTTATAAATACTACAATGAGAGTGGTGCTAACATAGGAAACAAAGTAAGAGATGTTGCCACTAAAAATATGTGGGTAGAAGGAAACATAACTGAAGCTACATTGTTTGGACAGAATTTGTTTACAGGTGGTGGTAAGTATGTCACCATAACTGAAGGAGAAGTAGATGCTATGTCTGCTTACGAATTATTAGGTAGTAAGTGGGCTTGTGTATCTGTTAAGACAGGAGCAGGTTCAGCATTAAGAGATTGTAAAAAAGCATTTGAATATTTAGATAGCTTTCAGAACATAGTCATATCTTTTGATATGGATAAACAAGGGAGAGAAGCTAGTGAAAAAGTAGCACAGTTGTTTAGTCCTAACAAATGTAAGATTATGAATATGGAATTTAAAGATGCTAATGAGTATCTAAAGATGGGTAAGAGAGAAAAGTTCTCCCAAGCATGGTGGAACGCACAGTCCTATACACCTGCAGGTATTATTAATCTTAGAGATTTAGGTGACAAGTTATACACAGAAGACTTTTGTGAAACTGTACCCTATCCCTGGGCTAAGTTAAATGATAAGACTTATGGATTAAGAACAGGTGAGTTAATTACATTTACTTCTGGTGCAGGTATGGGTAAGTCTTCTATTATGCGAGAGATGATGCACCACTTACTCAAGAATACAAATCATAACATAGGTATACTTGCATTAGAGGAGGGTATAAAGAATACTGCATTTAATATTATGTCAGTAGAAGCAGATGCTAGATTGTATATCAAAGAGATTAGAGAAAAGTTTAGTTTAGAACAGTTAAAAGAATATGAGAAGAACACTATAGGTTCTGGAAGGTTCTTTGCGTTTGACCACTTTGGTTCAATAGACAATGATGAGATACTATCCAGAGTTAGATTTATGGCACAGGCATTGGAGTGTAAATGGATATTTGTAGACCATTTATCTATCCTTGTATCAGGTCAGGAAGAAGGAGATGAAAGAAAGTCTATTGATATTCTTATGACTAAACTTAGAAGTCTTGTAGAACAAACAGGTATTGGTATGTTATTAGTATCTCACTTACGTAGACCTGCAGGAGATAGAGGTCATGAAGATGGTAAAGAGATTACACTTTCACACTTGCGTGGTAGTGCAAGTATTGCTCACCTATCTGATGGTGTTATTGGATTAGAAAGAAATCAACAGGATACTGATGAAGTAAAAGCTAACACAACAACACTAAGAATATTAAAGAATAGATACACAGGAGATACAGGTGTAGCTACACATTTACATTACAATAAAGATACAGGTCGTATGAAAGAGATTGACAATCCTTATGAAGTAGACTATAATGCAGAAGATAATACAGAAGAGGTACCTTTCTGATGAAGTGTTATAATTGTGGAACAGAACTAATATGGGGTGGAGACCATGATTGTGAAGATGATGAAGACCATGCTATTGTTACCAATTTATCTTGTCCTAATTGTGATGCGTTTCATTTAGTGTATTGGGGTCACAAAGATAAGGAAGATAAACCAAGTTGGGAAGAAGGACACAAAGAATGGTTACAAGCAAAATAGTTTATAAACCAAGAGAGTTAACATTTAAGGAAAAAAGAATGATAGTAAAAGCACACAAAGTTTTATTTAGTGATGATAAAGAACCAGAAATGTGGGAGCATTATTGTGAAGAAGAGGAAACTGAAATGGCAGTAGGTAAAGGTGAACCTTGTAATTGGTGTGGAAAAGAGGAGAAAGATTGTGAAAGTTGTTCTTGACATAGAAACAGACCAATTAAATGCTAGTGTGGTTAATTGTATCGTAGCTAAAAATATAGATACAAATCTAGTAACAGTATTTGACCCTGATAATATGCATGTATTTAAAAACTGGTCAAAGAATATTAAACAGTACATTATGCATAATGGTTTATCTTTTGATGCTCCTGTTCTTAATAGATTGTTAGGCACAAGTATTAAACCATCACAAGTATTAGATACATTAATCTTATCACAGCTATTTAATCCAATGAGAGAAGGTGGTAATGGACTAAAAGCATGGGGTGATAGATTTAAATTTCCAAAAGGTTCTATAGAAAACTTTGCAAAATATACAGATGAATTAAAAAAGTATTGTATACAAGATGTAGAAATAACACACAAGTTATACAACCATTTAAAGATAGAAGGTAAAGGTTTTTCTAAGTCTTCTATTCATTTGGAACATCAAGTAAGAGTTATCATAGACCAACAAGAAAAAAATGGTTTTTATCTTGATGTAAAGAAAGCTATGTGTTTACACAATACTTTATTAGATGAAGCTAATGAGTTAGAGAAGTGGGGTCGCATACGTTTTGACCCAACAAGAAAAGATTTAAAAACAAAAACAAAATATATACCTTTCAATATAGGTTCACGTCAACAGATAGCTGATAGACTTATGGACATAGGTTGGAAACCAAAGAAACATACAGAGAAAGGTAATGTAATTGTTAATGAAGAAGTTTTAGATGGTATTAACTTACCAGAAGCTAAAAAGATTTCTAGATATTTGTTGCTCCAAAAACGAATAGCACAAATCAAATCATGGATAGATGCTTGTGATGATACAGATGGTAGAGTACATGGTCGAGTACATACTTTAAAAACTATAACTGGTCGTATGGCACATCACAGTCCTAACATGGCACAGATACCTGCTGTTCGTTCTCCCTATGGAAAAGAGTGTAGAGATTGTTGGACAGTCGAGAATCCCTACACTCATTCTATTGTAGGTACAGATGCTAGTGGATTAGAACTAAGATGTTTAGCACACCTAATGAATGATGCTAATTTTACTGAAGAAGTTTTAAATGGAGATATACATACTGCTAATATGAAGATGGCAGGTATATCAGATAGAGACCAGGCTAAAACATTTATCTATGCTTTTATGTATGGTGCAGGTGCTAACAAGATAGGTAAGATAGTAGGTAAAGGTGCGAAGGAAGGACAAGAACTTATGAATAGATTTTTATCGAATATGCCTGCATTAAAAAGAGTTAGAGATAGTGTAACAAACTCAGCAACAAAAGGTAAGATAAAAGGTATTGATGGTAGATTACTGCATGTACGTTCTCCACATAGTGCATTAAATACTTTACTACAAGGAGCAGGTGCAGTTGTATGTAAGCTATGGTTAATTAATATGAATAAAAGAATACAAACGTCTGGAGTAGATGCTAAGTTAGTTGCTTCAATACATGATGAATACCAATATGAAGTTTCTAAAAAAGACGTACAGAAATTTGGTAGTATTACCAAAGATGCAATGAAGGATACAGAACAACAGTTGCAAATGAAATGTCCATTAGACAATGAATGGAAGGAAGGTACAACATGGGCACAAACGCATTAAAACAATTACATTTATTTAATGTAGAGGAAGATAAAGATAATGTTGATGTGGCTACACATAAATGTAAAGAGTGTGGAGAAGTGAAACCTATTCATTCTTTTAATACTAAAAATATAATACCTCCTCAAAAAAAAGAAGGAAGTTTTTATCCTGTTCGTAGACAAACACATGAAGGAGATGTTCAGTTATTTGTTTTATTTAATACTTGTAGAGAATGTGATGCTAAAGGAAGAGCAGGTAGACATGCTAGAGAACGTATGTATTCTAAACCTCCTGAAGGTTATCGTTGTCCTATATGTAAAAGAAATGAAGAAGAAATTTTAAATAAGTCCATTATTGTAGACAAAGATTATAATGTTTATAAAAGAAGATATGATTTAAAGAGTGCTTGGCATATTGACCATGACCATAAGACAGGAGAGTTTAGAGGTTGGTTGTGTAGAAACTGTAATACAGGGTTAGGAAGTTTAGGAGATACTATAGAAGGTTTAGAAAAAGGTATTAAATATTTGAAAGGAGAGTTAAGTGATATTTAAAGGAAGAAAAGGTCATGAAAAATATATTGAACGTGGTATATCTATTGAAAAAATTTTTAAAAGTTATGCTGAAAATTTAGGGTATGAAGTTAGAGAAGCTTCTCAAGATGATAACATGTTTAAACATATTGATTTAATTTTAACAAAAGGAGGTGAAACATTTACAGTAGATGTAAAAGCAAGAAGAACAGGAACAGATAAGTCAAAAGGTTATGATGATTTATGGACTGTAGTGGAGTTTAAAAATACTGTAGGTAAACCAGGTTGGTTATATAGTAAAGCAGACTTTATTGCTTTTGAACGTAAAGATGATTTTGTGTGTGCAAACACAGAAGAATTAAGAACTTTATGCGAAGAGATTGTAGATTTAAATGATGAAGTTGATAGTTTTAAATATGCAGAATATAAAGTTTGGGGAAGAAGATATAAAAATTACAAAGATTTAATGTC